ACTTCTTTGTACTTCTTATTCAAGTCCATCAACTTATCATTGACATCAGATATGTTTTTAATCATGCCAGAAAGAACTTCGAATGCCCGAGGATGTTCACTCTCACGAGCAACTTCAATCATCAACTCTAAAGACTCGCGTCCCTTGTCAATCAGATCGTTGTATGTGTCACGAGAGGTGTTGTAGTCCGCATCAATGTTATCATTTTCTGCCATATATTATCTCTTTCGCTCAGACATTTGTTGTGCCCAAGTCAATTCTTCGATGAGTCGATTATACCACGCTATGTCATATGTATCTGTATTCTTATCTCGCTCTTCAGCAAGTTGTTCAATACGGACATCAACATATCTTTGCTTGGCAATACTCAACTCTTCGTTTGCTTTAATCCAGAACTTCTTATCAATATCAGTTATATCAAGTTGGTTGTACATCTCTGCTTTCATATCCTTTTACCATCACAGGTTCACCGGTAGTACCATTAAATACAATACCCCAAACAAGAACACGAGTAGCATCAACACCTTCGGGTATCGGATAATCTAAATCATGTTCAGTACAATATGCTTGCACATCTTGCCAATACGCATCGAAAAACATATCGTTCATGTTATCTATAGTGCCATCTTCGTTGTGTATTCTAGCATAATATATATTTTTCAACTCATATATGGTAATTTCAGGTACAGGAGGATAAGTAACTGTAGATATTTTATTTCGGTGAACAATCTTCATTGACACAGTGTCATCATCAAGGTTAAACTTGTAACCGAACCAAGGCATCAAATCTGTATATACGTTTAAATCTACATTATATCTTGAATGTGGAGGATGTGAGTGTACAAACTCATCGATTCTACTAAAATCCGCTGCCGCTGAAGTGAACAACTCCATATCATAGAAACTTATTGACGATGCCGCAGTATAGGGTGGTCTATAAGGACCGTAACTCCCCACAACATTCAGAGGAGATGTTTCAAGATCATATGCCGGAAACCGTGCTTCAATAATATCAACAAGTTCTTGACCTTCAGTCTCACTAATTAAACGATCTACTCTTTTTATTTGACCATTAACATATACGTTAGCGGCAGGGTTGTCACCGCTAGGAATTAATGCTCTATAAGCATTCCATGATTCTGATCTGTGAAACTTATTAATAACATTGTACGACTCAGTGTAATTAATACTACCGTCATTATTTAAAACTGCGGTTGTTCTATAAAGAGTTGAACCGTCCGTGTTATTCAGAAAACAATACCATATGCTAAGATCATGCCAATCTTGCTGGTATATTAAATCATTTGCATCTATATCTATCATAATGTATTACCTTGTTTCTACTCTTCCGGATAAGAATAATTCTAATGTGCTGTTAGTATGTAGCGTAGTACCCGTACCTAATGTTCCGGTGTACTCTTTGATTACTGTCGTTACATACAAATTCGCAGTTTTTGTTGAGAGCGAAGAGACTTCACCCTCAAAGTCAAATCTTGTAAAACTATTATTGTTCGAAGGTTGTTGCCCTAATTTAAACCATTGATTAGATGCATTAGTCCAGGTAATTCCATCATATGAAGGATTAGTAGAAGGATCGTAGTATATTCCACCAGTCATGGTAGCACCCATGGTTCCAACAGAAGAACCCGGACTATATAAAGTCGTTCTAGCAGAATTAGTGTATACTCTGACCAGCATTTGATAGTCTTTACCAACATCAGGACCACGCGCTCCTGGAGGAGAAATATACGAGTCGTTACTGGTAACGCCTTGGTACCCAAACATGCCAGAATTGAAGAGGTACATAGCAATGGCAGGGTAGGCATTTTCTCTGCCCCAACTATAATCCTGACCAGTATCAGTACCAGATAAATAGGTCTCTGCAATCTGAACTACTATTGGAGTAGTATCTGCAATAGTAACAGTTGCGGCAGTAGCAAGTCCGATATTGGCGCTAAGATATTCATTATATGAAAGTAAATTATCAAAGACTCTCATAGAATATACGTCATCATCAAAATCAGAATTCTCAAGCGTGTCTAACTCGAAAGTGCCCGCATTGCTTGATACTGATACAGTACCATAGAGATCGGTTGCATCTGCCCAGTCCGCAGGGAAAGCAAACTTTATATGTTCGCCTGTAACTGTCGCTCTAGTTGTAGGTTCTGACATTGTGACATAACCAGCAGTATTACCGGTATTGATTATACTAGTGATTGTGCCTGGTATGTCAGCATCATCAGTTGACATTCCTACTTCTAAATCTAAACCAGCATTTGAAGGACCTTGGTGATCGATCTGTGACGTGCCCGAACTTCTACCATTGGGACAGTCAAGTGTTTTAACTATTGCAGGATCGTGCCAGTAGTAAGTACCGTCCTGAATGTTAGTTCCACCAACAGTATATGTTATTGTGTCGCCTTCAGTACCAGTCGTGGCATTAGGAGTCAACGTCATTGCAGGTGCTTGATCAATTAGATTGAACGTGAGTGTATCAAGTACTGTTCCGCCTTGAGATGCATAGTTACCAGTAGATAGTTTAGCAGTAACAACTTGCGAACCTTGATAGGTATTACTATTCGTTGTTGCGAAAGAAAGACTGTTAGGATACTGACCATTAGAAACATTTTTCTGTTGTACAGAGAATCTTCCTACAACACCGGAACCAGTAATCTCTACATAATTCGTCTGTAAATTCGGTTGATTGTTGTCTGCATTAATAAGGAGAAATGCAGTCGCACCTTCAGTAATGATAGTACTCTGTCCGTGATTGGCAGGATTCAGAGTAAGGGTAAATGTCGTGACAGAAGTATCATTTACTGTAACATTTGCACTAGACACAACAGGAGGTACGCTTGCATTAGCAGATGTTGATACTAAACAATTGAATGCTTCTGCGCCCTCGGTAAGCGTATCATTAAGCAATTCAACAAGAATTGTACCAGTACCGCCAGTTACAACAAACGAATATCTATTATCATTTGTGCCTATAGGATAACCATTACCGAAACCACCGTTCGGAAACGTAAAGTCTTCGACTTGTATTGTATACCCAGAATATGTCGGTATATACCAATAGTATGTTCCGTCTGGTTGATTAGTAGTGAAGGTGAATGTAACTTGACCACCTTCATTGACCGAAGAGACGCTAGGAGATAAAGCATATGAAGTGTTAGTGCCCTGTATCACATAAGGGATAGATGCTAGAAGATTGCCACCAGCGTTGGCGTCATATAGACGCGCGGTGAATGATTCATCAGCAACTTCGCCATCACTATCAACAGTAATCTGAAAGACAGTATCACCTGGATCACTAATAGCAGTCGATGAACGTGTGCCTGTCTGCGGAGGTGTTGATGTGAAATCCGCATTAGCAGTTGTGCCGTGAAGTATTTCGAACCATACAGTAGTAGGATCAGGAAGATTTGTTCCGTCAACTTTGAAAGTAATTTGGTCACCTTGAACAGCGAACTCTGGTTCTGAGGTCATGTCCCATACCGGTGCTACATCTGACAATTGAAAAGTCGTTGTCACTGTAATACCAGTTACATTGTTTGTTACACTGATAGTAGGTGTAATAGTTCCTTGATACAAATTACTCACTGAAGTGGGTATAACTTTAACGAATGATACAGAAGGAGCAGTAAAGGTTTCTGTAAGAGGCGCAATTCTAGCATCGCCATTAGTGATAACATATGTTAAAGAATCACCAATCTCTGCCGAATTTACCACAATAGTAAGTAAGAGAGAATTACCTTCAACTATATTGTCAGCACTGACTACAAAATCAGTTGCGACTTGCTGTACTGAAACTGTTGAACTTGCAACTTGCAACTTCTTATAATCAGTAATATTAACTGTAAATTCTTCGGCATCATCAGATGCACCGTCGATAATAGTTTTAAGTGAGAACGAACCTGTACCACCAGATAAAGTTATTTTTGAAGCGGCAGTCTGATCATTGACAACTTGTTGAGGAGGAACTGTAAAATCTGAATCGTTTGTGCCACCATGAACTAGATGGTAAAACAAAGAAGTTTCACCATCGTAAGGTGTGTTTGATCCTGTGATTGTATATGTTATCACATCACCTTCATTAGGTGTCTCGTCACTAGGAACTAATGAGTATGATGGTTCAACATTGTTGATAGTGACAGTTGTACTTTCTAATGCCCTACCTTCATGATCCATAATATGTAGTATGTAGTTTTCGCTACTAGCACCACCATCACTATCAACCCAACTTCTTATTGAGAAAGTTGCGCTGTCGTTATTAATGTTTATTAATGTAGCACCGCCACTGTCTGTGAGTAGAGGTATTGTCTTGTTAATAGCAGGATAGCGATTGAGAGGTCCATGAGCAGGTATGGTAAATGCATTCAGAGGGAAATCTGAATCTCTAGTCGAACCGTGAGTAACATAGGCATATACAACACCAGTATTCTCGGGCACATTATTGGCGACTACTCTAAAGTTAGTTGTTTGTCCTTCATCAGTAGGACCATCATTTGTGAGAGTGAATGACGTAGAAGTTCTTGCTACTGCACTATCATTGGGTAAATTCATGTTACTAATATCATTTGAAGCAAGTAGTACTTCACTGCCAAGATACATTCCTGCAGGATGTACAAACTTCTTAAATACTTCTGACCATTGTGAGATAGGAATACCTACACGAATAAGCAGAGCATATGTTTGATAGAGTTTATCATCAGTTAAGAAGTTTAGATAGTCAGGACCAATACGAGACTCGCCATCTGATACATTGAATATGTCTTCTTTGGGATAAAGAACTTCAGCATCCAAACCATAGAACGATCTGAAGAACCACTCAATAGCAAACTTAGATCCTTTAGCACGAAACAATGTGCTAGAGAAGTTTGCGGCAGCACGTTTCTCTGCCTCGGATTGTCCAAAACCTTCGAAGTAATTCTCGCCCAGAAGTAACTCATCTTCAATGAATGAGAGTAGTGTAACATCGGTCTCGTTAATATCACGAGAGGCGAATAAATGATTTAGAAGTTCTGTCGATTCATACTCACCTTGCCACTCATAATACTCTTCAAGAAGTTTTATGAACTTGGGATAAGCATCAGCAAAATGCTCAGGCAAAACACTCTGTACCTGCGGTTCGCGCAGATTAAGATGTCTTCTTCTATTATCCGTAAAGACGTTGTGCATTAAGCGCCTACTTGACTATTCAGTGTTTTGACTGTTAATGCTAGTCTGTCTATCGCATCTTTAACATTTGTTGGTGCTGGACTAGTCCAGAGTCCTGCACTATCTGTTGTGTAACCAAGTAAGTTACCTAAACCAGAGTAAGAACCCGCAGTTAAAATATTAGTTTGTGGATTGTAGGATAGTTGTGTGTCTGTTCTTGCACTATCATCACCCGCAACAACACTTGTCATTACTGGATATAATGTAGTGAGAGTAGATCCAGCAGAATCAACTTTAATCAGAGTTGATGTAGTTTGTGCAAGGTATTGAGCGACAGCAAGAGTTGTAGTTAAAGCACTATCACTTAGACTAAAACCACCAGCAGAGTCAACTATTGAAGTTGCATATGTGCTATTAACATAATCTCGCAGGATACCAAAGTTAATTGTACCCGAAGTTGAGATATCACCACCAGCAATTAGTTCGTTAGCAAGAGTAAGATCGCCATTCGGAATGACAATACCGCCATCAGCAGAGTCCCGTAGTTGCTTTGCTAGATGATTCAACAAAAGACCACGGGTAATCTTCTTCGTCGTTCCAGTACTTACGTCATTAATAACAATAACATCAGAATCAACCGCTGATGTTAGTACTGGTAGTGCCGATATCTTAATATCTGCCATTTCTATTCTTCCTCAAATACTTTCTGTTATTTAGACTTAGTGTTAAGCGCCTACTTGACTGTTTAATGTTTTAAGTAATATCGCAAATCGATTGACTGCTGAGTCAAGAGTTGTGGGTGCCGCGCCGTTCCATAATCCTGCGCTATCTGTAGTATACGCGATACCGCTATTCAATAGATTCTGCAAAGGATTGTATGTTAGATTGAGATCCACGTTAGTGTTATCATTACCAGATGCTGCCGAACCAAGATGCACATAGTATGTTGCACTATCATTGATCGTGGTGATCGCTATGTTGGCAGCGTTAGTAGCAGAGACTGCCGCTACGTCTGTTATGTTCGAACCATTACCAGCAAGATTTGTAGCAGTTAGTGTATTAGTTCCTGCATCAAATACGATACCACCATCTGTCGATACACTATCAGAACCCGTCTGTGACGCTTTCAACATTATATACTGAGTGCCAGTAGTAGGATTAAAGTTAGAGTTAATCTTTGTTGCAGGTACTTCAGTGAGTAGTTTACCTTCGCCAGAGAAAGCACCAGCAGTTAATAAGTTGCTTAATGGATTGTACAGTAAACCCGCATCTGTGTTTACACTATCTACGCCAGTCGCACTCTGAACAAATAGAATGGAGTGTGAAGCATCTACAGCAGAAGGAAGTACATTCAATGCGTTAGCAATACTACCACCACCAGGAATAGGTAAGTTAGTAAGTAAAGAACCATCACCAGAAAATGCTGTTGAAGTTAATCTACCGTTCGATGCGTTATATGTTAATGCGGTATTAGCGGCAAGAGTTGCTTGTAATCCAGTCTGAGCAGTACCCATGAAAGGATACAAAGTTGTCTCGGAGGCGGCAGTAGTAGTTACAATGGTGTCAGCATATTGTGCTTGCACTGCATTACTTGCGTTTGCGGCACTGTCGGCAGCAAGAGCAAATGTAGCAAGAGCAGAAGTCAAAGAGGACGTGGCGACTGTCGCACTATCAGCATTAACTGCTTGAGTTGCATTTAGAGCAAATAAAGCACTTGCTGCCTGTGTAGCACTGTCAGCATTTAGAGCATGAGTCGCTTCGGTAGCAAAGTTTGCACTGTCAGCATTTGTCGCACTATCAGCAAGAACACCTGTTAGTAACGAACCGTTACCAGCAAAGAAAGGAGCAGTTAATACACCAGTATTCGGATTAGATGTTAAGTTGCTCTGAGTATGTACACTGTCTAATCCAGTCGCACTGTTGCGAATCATTATATAATATGGATTAGCATCTGTGCCAGCATCAACAGCATTAACTACAGGATCATTCTGAGGCAAGTCAGTTAAAGCAGAACCATTACCTTCGAATGCGAGTGCTGTCAAAGAACCTGTTGCGGCATCGTATGTAAGCGAGTTGCTAATACCAACAGAGTCATACGTACCTGATGCGCCATTACCGAAATGAATCTTCGCTTCGGTTGATGTCGTGTCTGTGCTGACCAATATAGTGTTCGCTTTTTCAGCAGTCTGCCCAAGGAGCAAATCATCCGCGCGAATCTGCTTGGTCAAGTTAGTACTTGTATCTACTATGATTAGAACGTCATCGCCTGCGGGTGCACCGAATGCCGAGTCTAAATCTGTTATCTTTACGCCTGCCATTGTTCTTCCTCAGAATATGTTTCTATAATTCTATTTATAGTGTTTTAAGTCACGGTTATCGTAACTGTTGCAGTTTCTGCCTGTCCTGTACTAGGAGTTACTCTGTAAGTAAATGTATCAACACCGGTAAACCCACTAGTAGGAGTATATCGAATGATTCCATTTACCGAATCTTGTATTGCTATCACACCATTATCTGGATCACCGCCCGATGGTATAGTGTAAACAATAGATGTAGACTCGAAGGTGTCATTTGCACCTACATCAATATCTATTGACAATGTATCACCTGTGTTAATTGATGTTACAACATTGATAGCATCATCAACAGAGTTGGTTACTGAGACATTGATTGTCTGATCGAGTTTTGTTCCATCTACTAAATTTACCTCTAGTACAAAAGAATCAGCACCCGAGAAGTCTGGATCAGGTGTATACGACCAAGTACCCGTAGCGTTAAATGCACCTGTCGGCGTTGTGGTAGATGAACTGACAGTAGCAAGCGCATTACCATTTGTAGGACCAGTACCTATCGTATATGATACTACTCTACTTTGTGCATTAGCAATCTTAAATGTGGTTGTTATTGTACCGCCATCTTCGTTTGTTAATGTGCCGCTTGCTCCTGTTATAACATTGCCTACTACGGATGTAGTGAACAAGTCATTTCCTTCTAAGTCTTTGACACCGATATCAGCACTTGTTATAATAGTACCTGTTGCGGCAACACCCTTATACAAACTAATCTTCATTTCAAAATCGAGTGTATATATGATTGAACGTCTATTCTCTATCTGACCTTCATAATCATCAGAGAATGTTATGCCTTGCAATGTTATGGGGGTGTCTTCCTTGACATCGTACTCCGATAAAGGTTTTACTGTTACAGTATACTGTGGTGTGAAATAAGGTAGAATCTGTTCGATAATTTGTAATACATCGTCCTGACTTTTACCATACACGTTCAACTGGAAGTTGACATTATATGGAACAGGTGTGTATAGTTGTGTTGCTGAACCAGTATAAGTTGTCGGCGCTTTAACACAGTTGTTCATCTTAGGCAATTGTCTTATTGGATCATAGTTCATTGCTACGATTTCGAATGACATTCTTGGTAGTTTTAAAGCAATCTGTCTTTCGTTTACCTCACCGTTAAGCATATTATCCATGCGTGTGAGAAAGTCTCGCTTAGGTGCATATGATAATGGAACTTTTACTTGACTAATAACTTCACCCGCGGTATTCTTGCGTATGACATTTATGTTATTAAACAATGAACCAAATACGGCAACTGCTTTTCTAATTCTTTGATGATAGAAATGTGAACCTAACATTATACTGGATCTCCGAATGGATTAGACTCTGAGAAGTCGATGAATTCTGTTGCAACAGTATCAAAGATTGCATTCTGATTGTCGACCTCTAAGTTCTCGCCTGCAACTGAAGTCGGAGTTTCACTAATTGCAGAAGTCTGTCCTACTACAGGTAACGATGCTGCCCAACTATGATAGAGTCCATCAGAACCACCACCATGTGCGACATACACTTTATATGTTCCAGGAACAGATGCATCAATATTAGCAATCTCTCCTTTCATAGTGAAAGTTGCATTGGCCTGTGATATCTCTTCGCCAATTTCAAACTTACTACCTGCTATACTGAATGTAGTCTCGTCAAATATCAGAGTAGTTGTGTATGCATGTACAGTTTCGATTGCATCAATCTCACCAACACCAGTATCAAAGTCTTCATCATTGTATTCAAACAGTTCACATCGCATACGGAACACAGGAAGATTCTTTAACTGGTAGAATGGTGTCTCATCTTCTACTTTCTGAATCTCAAATATTGAGTTAGACAATGTTAAAACAATTAGATCGCCTTCTCTTGGGCGATAGAAAGGTTCTTCTAATGTGTTCTCGATAGAAGCAACAGTATTCAACCATCGACGCCTTGCCATAATGAATGTGGCAGCATCTCGAATCTCTACACCAAACTTAGCGAACAAGTCACCTTCGCCATCAAACCCTTCAACGCCTTCGATGTACATTTCTATACGATAAGCATTGTCGAATCGTGAGGTGTTATCGTCACCAAAGATTGTATCTCTGTTGACCAGTTCACGTGGGACATAGTAAACGTCCTGACCATACATCTTCAAAGATTCAATAATGATATCTTCGTAGAGAGTCTGCTCAGACTTTCTGCCCTGTGAGAAGTAAAGATTAGTTGCCATGTTATCCTATCAGAAAGTCAACTGGGAGTTCTTGTTCGAGACGTAATTTCTCTTCAAGTTTCTCGATTTCAGCAGTCGCGTCTTCATACAATTGACGACCACTAATAGTAACACCACCCGGCAATTGCATTCCCTCAAACTTGGACATGTTCACGCCCCATTGCTGTTTGATTAATTGTGTGGTATAATCTTTCATGAACATATCATTCCATATGCTCAAGTGTACTTCTGGATCAATGATTTGATATACTTCGGCAACAACATAGTCGCCTGCTTTAATATCTCCGTCAGCAAGATCGCCATCAATGTATAGACGTTGCTGTCTACGCGAGTGACGCACTTGTGGTAGTCCATTCAGTTGTTGATCGATCATGCTCAGATATTGTTCCATCTGATATATGTATGATAGATCGCCCGCGAAACTGTAGAAGTCTTGCATATTGTTTAAGTACATCTGATACTTTAGATCAAACATATTTCCACCAGAACCAAACGAAGAGTTCATAGGAAACAATCTCTTCACCCACTGAATGCTTGCACTCAAAGGAATATATCCATTGGTCACATCAGAGGCAGTTACTTCATGCTTTAGATAAGTTCTAAGTGTTGCATCACTGTGATACTCTTGGTATTTCTGAAGAGCGTCATCAACCTTATCTTCAACTTGATCTATATCAACATTGATTTCAATTACAGGTTCGCCTAATCTACGTAGAGCGAAGTCGATTAAATCTTGTCTTGAATCTGGCGATGCCATTTGTTACTCCAAAGTTTATCTGTTTATTTATGCACCCCAGAGAGTAGCACCTACTGAGTCATAAATTACTAATTGTCTTGCTTGCGCATCAAAGTAGCGACTCGCTTCGAGATCACCCTCTACCGTTACGCCTGCGAATGTGACACTATCTGTACTAGTAGCACCTCGACTGGTTACAGATTGTAGTGTGTCTTGCTCTGAATCCAAATATGCAAGATTACCCAATTCTCTGAATGACACAGAGTCCTGTGCAGAAAGTACAAGTACGTTATCAGTCTCTTGATCTCTATCAATCTGAGTAAGAGATAAGTTACCCATAGTGAGTCTATTACTAGAAGCATTGTATGATAATGCACTATCAACTTTAGCACTATCTCCGCCACTTAGTACACTAACAAATGTAGGATAGAAAGTTAAGTCTGCATCAGTCGATGTAACTTGTGTTAAGTTGACAGTACCGTCAAGAATATCAGTTGATATAGTTCGTCTAACAATTCTATTTGTTGTTGGTTCTAAGAATAGACCGAATGTAGCAGTAACAGATGCGTCAGTGTTGTTAATTACAACATCATTGTCGAAGGTTGCAGAATCAAATAGAGACGCTCCAACTACTGCAATGCCTGTTTCGAAGTTAGTTAGTCTGTTAAAGTTCCACGAGTTATC